CACCAGCTGTTGAAGAAGCTCCTGCAGATGCAGTAGTAGACGCTTCTGCCGAAACTCTAGAAAAAGCAGCCGACGTATCAGAAGTTATGGTTGATGAACCTGATTTTGCAAAGATGCTAGGCGATCTTAAAGGCTTTTTCTCAGAAACACTAAATAAGGCTTCAGAAGCAAATGCTGCTCAAGTTTCACTTATCAAAGATACAGTTGAAACATTCAGCAAGAGCGTTGATGGTCGTATTTCAGAATTGGCAGAACAACATACAGCACTTTCAAAGGCTGTAGAAGATATCAAGAACACGATTGATGGCGTAGAAAAGCGTGTCGATGCAGTAGAATCAGAGACTGCAATTAAGAAGTCCTCTGACCTTGGCGGGTCACAGGAAGTAACAATCAAAAAATCAAAGTGGAACGGTTCTTTCCTCGGTTCCGTAACAGAATTAATTAAATAAGGTAGGTGAAATATAATATGAGTAATGAAACATTAGAGAAGGCAATCGCAGCAGGAACAACTGCAACAGCGACATTTGCCTCAACTACTGGCGCAACTTCAGGAGTACACGTAGCTGGCGAAGCTGGTAACGGTGGACTTCTAAACGCAGAACAATCAGCCCGCTTTTTAGATTATATGTTCGACGCAACCGTAATTGGAAAAGTCGCACGTACAGTCAGAATGAGAAGCGATACAGCAGAGATTGATCGTATGTCCGTTGGTGAGAAGCTTATGACTCTCGCAACAGAAGGAGATACAACTGGCTCAAACGCAGCAGTTACTTTCTCAAAGATCTCTCTTTCAACAAAGAAACTTCGTCTAAATTGGGAGCTTTCAACTGAGTCTCTAGAAGACAACATCGAAGGTCCAGATTTAGAAGATCATATTGCTCGCTTGATGGCAACACAGGCAGGTAACGACATTGAAGATGTAATCCTTAACGGAAACACATCACTAACCAGCGATGACCTATATAAGTCATTTGATGGTGTTGTAAAGAAGGCAAAGGCTAGCGGACACGTTGTAGCTGGTGCAGGCGCAGGAGTATCTCGTGAGCTTTTCAATAAGGCTCTAAAGGCACTTCCACGTAAGTACAAGCAACGCCGTGGCGACCTTCGCTTCTTGGTAGGCTCAAACCTAATCCAAGATTTCCTATATGCTAACAGCATTGGAACAAACCAAACAATTCCACAAGATATCGCATCAAGCGTTATCCGTGGCGCAACTCCAGGACTTGGTGGTCCAGCAGGATATGTAGCACCATTCGCATTCGGTATTCCGATTGTTGAAGTTCCTATGCTAAAAGAAGCACAGGATGGCACATATTCAGGCGAGACTGGCGATCACGGAGATATCCACTTGACATTCCCAAATAACGTAGTTATTGGTATCAAGCGTGATGTAACCGTCTATCGTTTCTTCCAGCCACGTAAGGACTCAATCGAGTACACAATGTATACTCGTGTTGGCGTTCAAATCGAGCAGGCAGACGCATGGGTAGTTGTTAAAGACGTTAAGATTGCTTCCTAATTAATAGGATTTAGATCTGCTAAAAGCCCCCTGAATTAATTTTTGGGGGGCTTTTCATTTTAATTTAGTAATGCTATAATTGTTTAGAGTAGAAATAGGAGATATGCATGTCATTTGAGACATTGAAGGTATCTGAGATAAAGAAGATTGCAGAAGATTTTGCAGTTGATACAGATGGTCTAAAGAGTAAGGCCGATATTATTGCCGCCCTCGCAGAAGAAGGCGTAACTTGGTCTGTATATAACAAGACCATGGATAAGATGGAAGAAGAAGATATGACCGTAGAGATCTTGCCTAAGTTTGATCCAAAGGCGGAACAGCCAGAAAACACAGTATTAGTAAGAATGACTAGAGATAACTTTAGATATGATATTATGGGATTTACGTTCACAAAAGAACACCCATTTATTGCAATGAGTAATGAAGCAGCGCAAGCAATTTTTGATAAGGAGGAGGGCTTTAGATTAGCAACTCCAAGGGAAGTCCAGGAGTACTACAACTAGTCTACGCCTCTTAAATGGCAGAAGTATTAGTAGGTTCACAATCTCCAGTAACACATAAGGTGTTCTGGAATGGAGACGTTGCAAACGCAACCTCTGCACCAATTGTCAAAATTTATGACGTAACAAATGATCCAGCAGTAAGTCCTGCAATTGCTTCAACCACGCTTTTGACAACCATTACATCAACCTTGGATGAAAACAATCCAGGAACATATACAATAAATGTCCCTTATGAATATACAAACAGAAACAGGACTCTGAGACTTAAGTGGGAATATGCAGTTAGCGGAACATCTGTTGTAAAAACAGAAGATGTTTTTGTTGTAACACCATACGTTGATTTCAATCATATTCAGGATATGGGCTTTGCCTCAGATTCATCTGATCCAGGATATAAGTCATACTCAGATTTACTTAAAGCAGAAAAATATGCTCGTAAACAAATTGAGGGATATACAGGACAGTACTTTTATCTATATGATGACGTATATGTTGTATACGGATATGAGTCAGATACTCTACCACTTCCCGCCAAGATTAACTCTTTGCAAAAGCTATTCGTAAAAGATATTTTACTTATAGATAATTTATCTACACCTACAGTCAACAACTGGGGCTTAGCAGTAAATATATCAGAAACAAAATTTGGTCTTAGGGTAGATAGATCTAGCACACTAGACAACGCTGTATATATTGCAAACGGAATGGTGCCTCCAAGCATTCATGACTACTCTGGAATATTCCAGTCTGGTATTCCTTATAAGGTTCAAGCAAGATTTGGATGGGATTCTGTTCCTGAGAATGTAGAACAAGCGGCGGCAGAATTAATGAAAGACTACTTCTCTAAGGATACAATGTGGAGAAACAAGTATGTAAAGAACATATCTACATTTGACTGGGACTTTGAATATACAGGAGATGCCTACACTGGAACAGGTAATGCATATGCAGACAACCTGTTAGCAGATTACGTCTTAACATCTAAAGTAGAGATTATATAATGAATAGCATCGTAGACTCTGTCTTGTCTATGAACTTAGATGTATATAGACAGTCTGAGATTCAGGATACCGATACAGGAGCAATAGTTAGAGAATGGAACTTTTATAAAACCGTTCCATGCCACGTAAAGGGAGTTATTAGCAACTCTGCTACTACCCGCTCTAGCGACAAGCAGATATTCTCAAATAAGTATTTAAACGATCAGGTTATTCAAGTTAGAACAGCAGAGAAATTAACTGCCAGAGAAAAGGTTACAAACATCAGAGACTCTGAAGGCAACACTATTTGGAATGAAATTAACTATCCAAATGAGACCCCAACAGTATTTGAAGTTATGGGAACAACTCCAGTCACCGACCCATTTGGTAGAGTGATTGCATATAACTCATCTATGAAGAGATCGGAGAACCAGCAAATTGGACAATAGCGGAATGTTGGTTCAAGCGGCAAGCGGACTAGAAAGAATGATGTACGCAAATCAAAACGGACCTTTAAAAGATAGCACAGTAGCTCAGATATCAGCCTATGTATACTATGAGGCAGCAGTTATATCTAAATTAACTACAAACAAACAATTTCAGTCAGCATTTTCAAAGATAATTTTTGATCAAATAGACACAGATTTTGGAAACTATATAGATGCTCTAGCAAGATCAAAACCCAAATCATTACATCATGTTTATGAATGGAAAAAGGTTGGAAACAAAAATGCTAGACTTTTTAAATTAAATAAGATATCTCAGGATGGACTTTCATTTAAAATTAACTATGAACTACTTCAATCTAAATCCCTAGTTCCTTCATCAAATGGAAAACGCAGACATGTTTTTGCAAATAAGGCGAAGGTAATAGACGAAGGAAAGCCATTAGTTATTCGTCCTAAAAATGCAGAGCGTTTGGTTTTTGAATATGACGGAGAAACCGTATTTATGCCTAAAGGCAAATCTGTAACAGTTAGACGCCCAGGAGGATCTTCTGCTACAAATCAATTTTCTTTGGCCCATTCAAGATTTTTTAGTGGCAGGCTAGTTAATGAATCTATTAAAAGATCTGGATTTCAAAAAATATTTAATTCAAGTATGACTAAAGCTTTGAGGGTTCCTTCTGATATTAAAAGAGTTAAGTATTCTTTTTCTGCAAACACTATTAGGAATCAAGCCGATGCAGCACTAGCGGCATCATTTGGAGGTGCAATGTGACGGCTAATTATAAATTAGATGCAATGCTAGAGCTTCGAAAGTATCTGTGGAAAGAACTATACACCCGCAATATATTTGATGAAGATGATTATTGGTCAGATAACCTAAATGAGAATATTATCCCAATTATCCCAGTTCAGCAAGCAGCCGAAATGAATCAGTTCTTGAGCGGCAAGAAACATATAGTCTATGACAAGATAGGTATGTCATATGAAGACAACTGGCTAATATGCTGTGAGCAGATCCTATTTACCGTATATTCAACATCGGTAGCGGACATAAATGAAATTAGAAACTACATGACAGATGAATTTAGGAGAATGGACGAGTCTGCTAGGGATATAAATAAATGGACAGGTTTATCAGATAAGTTTAAATTCCATACAGTATGGATAGCAGATATCTCGCCTACCGCCCCTTCTGAAGAGTTGCAGGGATTCTTTTCTTCAGAAATCATTTTAGAGATAAAGTATTCTAGAATTACAGACTCCGTGGGCAGGTTCCTTTAGGGTTTGCCTTTTTAGCCTCAATGGCATACAATTAGACCAAGAGGAAATGAGCCTAGCCAGCTTGAAGTAAAATTGATTTTACAATTTAGTACTAAAGAATTCCAGGAGGTGGCAACACAATATGGCACAAAATACAGGTAATGCCAGAAATATTCTCGTAGGCGCATCACCGTTGTTTATTTCAAACATTGATTCAACAACATCAGGATACGCAACATACGAAAACGCAGAACCAGGCACATCTAATGCTGGTGCATTTGTAGCAGGAACATCCTATACAGATACACTTAACGCAATAGATACTGGTACTTTCTATTACAGAAACGTAGGTTTTACAAACAATGGTTTGCAAATTACTTACAACCCAACATATGATTCAGTAACAGTGGATCAGCTTCTTGACACAGCTAAACTGTTCAAGTCTGCTATGGAGGTTATGATCGCAACTGAAATGTCAGAAGGTACACTAGAAAACGTTCTAGTAGTATTCGGACAACCAGACGATCCATCCAACAACTCTGCAATTACTCAGGATAATACAATTATTAAGAGTGGAGCAGGAAATGCACACAAGACTACACTAGGTCTTGCAGCAGGTGCTCTTGGTATTGCACCAACAGAGCGTCAGCTTATTGCAGTTGGTCAAGCACCAACAAGATTAGCTTCAGGAACATCTCTCGCAGATGCAAACGTAGCAAAATCAGAGCGTGTATATTATGGACGCCGTGTGCTTTCAGTACAGCAATCAGCTTTCACACTAGCACGATCAGCTCCAACTACATTCCCAGTAACATTCCGTCTTCTTCCAACCGCTACAAGCGGCTACGAAGGACAAGAGTACGGTAAGATTATTGACCGTGTACTAACAGCCTAATAATTAAATAGTTATTCTACAGGGCCCCCAAGAAATTGGGGGCCTTTGTGGTTGTATTAGTATATTTCTTTTAGTATAATGTTTATGAGTAGATCCTAGGAGGATTAAATTGGCAACAACAGTATATAGCGTAGAAGAGGTTCAGCTACAAAACGGGCAGACCGTAAAGCTAAAGCCTTTATCAATTAAAGAACTTCGCAAGTTCATGATCGCAATCAAGAAAACTGGGGAATCCCAGACAGAGGATGAGACACTAAACATCCTAATTGACGCATGTGCAATTGCACTAGAAAAACAACTACCAGAATTGGTAGCAGATAGAGAAGCATTTGAAGATGCAATCGACGTTCCAACAATGAATCGCATTCTTGAAGTTTGCGGAGGAATTAAACTTGACGACCCAAACCTACTAGCGGCAGCGGTTCTGGCTGGTCAGAACTAGATTTAGCCGCTTTAGAAGGAGAAGTTTTCTTAATTGGACATTGGAAGAATTACGATGAACTTGAAGAAAATTTATCAATGCCAGAACTTATAAATACTTTACAGGCTTTAAAGAAAAAAGATTATGAAGATAAAAAATTCTTTGCATCTTTAAAGGGAGTAGATATAGGTGACAACGAAAATGATAAAAATGGAGGTCCTACTTTCGAAGACATGGAGTTAAGGGCAGCAGGAATAAACGCTGCAAGTAACGACGTTGTTTCTTTACAAGGAAGATTCGCAGCTCAGGCTGGTTTTGGAATTGGAGAGGGATTAGGATACTCGAAGGAGTAATTTGAATATAAATGGCTGACGAAACAATCAGTACCCGAATAGTCGCTAATGCCGACTTCTCAGCCCTTATTGCCGATGTGCATAAGGTTACTGCCAGCCTATCAAAATTACAAGAACAATTAGCTAACTCTAATAAGATGATGGCAAATCAAATTGCCGTCATGAACAGGTCTTTTGCAGACACCTTAAGAAGCACAGGCCAGTTCTCCACACACTTTGTAAGCCTACAATCAGATGTAGAAAAATTTGGTAAAAATCTAGATGGCGGAAAGTTAAAGTTAAATCAATACTTTAATACATTTAGAGATCATGCTAGAACATCTGGCGGACTTATAAGAGAGTTAGCAAAACAACAAGTAGCCCTACAAAATTCAGTATTACAACCGCTAGGCAGAAACGCACAAGGACTTATGCAGTTCAATGTGCATGTTCCAAGAGGGCTAGATGAAGTAAAAAATAAATCAGCAATACTAAGACAAGAGATGCAAATCTTGAATAAGGTTATTCAGGATGGTGCAACTGGACTTATTAACTGGGGTAAAAATACTCAGTGGGCAGGTCGTCAGTTAACAGTAGGACTAACAGTCCCCCTTGTAGCATTTGGAGCACAAGCTGCTAAAGCATTTAGAGAAGCTGATCAAGAATTAGTTCGTTTAACTAAGGTTTACGGAGATGTTGCGGGAACTTCAGCAGCAGAATTAGGAAGAGTTAGAAATGAAGTATCTGCTACTGCAAAAGAAATTTCTGCGGCAATGGGTGTTTCATTTAAAGAAACTATTGGACTTGCAGCGGATATTGCAGCAACTGGCAAAACTGGCGATGAACTACTAGGCTCAATTAAAGAAACAACTAGACTCGCAGTACTTGGTGAAGTAGATAGACAAGAAGCAATGAAAGCAACCCTTGCGATTCAGTCTGCATTTAAACAAAATACAGATGAGCTTTCAGAATCAATTAACTTCCTTAACGCAGTTGAAAACCAAACATCAACAACTCTTAATGACTTAGTAGAAGCAATTCCAAAAGCTGGTCCAGTAATTCAAGGACTAGGCGGAAGCGTACAAGACCTTGCCCTTTATCTTACAGCAATGCGTGAGGGCGGTATTAATGCATCAGAAGGCGCAAACGCATTAAAGTCAGCACTAGCATCTTTAATTAACCCAACAGATGTTGCAGTAGGCAAATTTCAATCTTTAGGAATTGATCTTTTAGGAATTGTAAATAACAACGCTGGTAATCTAACTGGCACATTAATGGCATTACAGGGAGCGCTAGATAACTTAGATCCATTACAGAAGCAACAAGCAATTGAGCAATTGTTTGGTAAGTTCCAGTTCTCAAGACTTAATGCTTTATTTGAAAACTTAGGCAGACAAGGAAGCCAGACCTTACAGGTATTAGATCTTATGAAAGCCTCTACTGGAGAATTGGCTTCTGTGGCAGATCGAGAATTAGCAGCGGTAACAGAGTCAGCATCTGGTAAATACCGTAGAGCAATTGAAAGTTTAAGAGCATCTTTAGCTGAAGTCGGAGAGCAATTTTTAACTATCAACACAGTACTTATTCAAGTTATTGACAAGGTTGTTCAGTTTGCTAATAATCTTCCAGGACCAGTAAAACAAGTACTGGCTTTGGCTGGAGGATTTACAGCAATAATTGGACCAGTAATTATGTTAACTGGTGTACTTGCTAACTTCTTTGGTTATTTATTAAAGGGTGCATTCCACATGAAGTCATTCCTTAAGGGTGGAGAGGGATGGAAATATTTAACTCCAGAAATGTTGGCGGCAGAAAAAGCTGGAAGATTAGTTGAACAATCATTTTACAGTGATGCCAAAGCAGCGGCGGTATTACAACAGGCACTGAGAAACCTCCTGGATGAATTTGCATTACTAGAAGCAAAAGCAAAATCAGGAGCAATGGCAGTAAATCCAGCAGTATCAACAATGGCTGGCAGCATGATAGTAGGCGGACAAAGAATAGTAAATCCACAACACCCACTTGCAGGTCAAGAAGGAACAAGAGCAAGTTCTCACATGGTTCCAAGATCTGGTATGAGCGAAGCACAAAGATTACAGCAAACAATGTTTGGTATGGTTCCAGGATCAATTCCTGTAAATCAGAAGATTGGTCAAAACCCACAAATTTATATGAACGAGCCTTTGCCAAATGTTCCTGGGCTTACAACAATTAATGGAGTATCCACAGGTATTGTTTCTGGAGAAGCTTCTAGATGGCATGCAATGATGGCTACACTTAGCATGCAGTCAAAGGCAGAAATTGAAACATTAAAGAAAACAATTGCAGCCACAGGTACCGTAAGTAAAGAATTTATGATGCAGTTTGATGATATCTTGCCAGTAGTTTCAAGACTTACAGATAATGCAGCAAGAGAATCTGCAATGATTGTGGCAGAACTTCGTGCAGGTAAATTAACTGTCGAAGCTGCAAGAGCAAAGATTGTAGCACTTAATCTGCAAACTGAACAGATGATTGCTTCTTCTGTTTCCGCCTCTGCGGTTTCAATGGGAAGAACAATTAATCCAACAATGGTTCCTACATTAAATCAACCAGTTGTAGATCCTACTGGTAAGTCTAATATGAGAGAGCTATTTAAAAAGGGTAAGACAAGAGATTTTATTAATAGAATTGCTGGCGTACTTGGAGTAAGAACATCTGGCGCTGGATACAATATTGAAACAACAGTTCCTAAAAAGTTTGCAACAGGCGGAACTGTAGTTCCTGGGCCAAGGTCGGACACTACAGATACTCAATATATGAATTTAAATGCTGGAGATTTTGTTCTTAATAGAAAAGCATCAGACGCCTTACTAGGATTTAATCGTGGCGGACAAGTTCCAGCAATGGTTACTCCTGGAGAAATTGTTGTTCATGACCCAAGCCGTGATGAAATAGATATGCTTTCAGCATACAACAACCAATTTGCAGTAGGCGGAATAGTAAGACCTAACAAAATAAATTATGGCACAATGACTCCTGCAAATGCTCTTTCTATGTTTAGAGGCGCCGCATCGTTTTTTGGAAATCCTAATTACACCAATAACATGAAAATAGGAACAATTGCTTCAGATGCAGCAATTTTGCACGGAATGGGAATGGATCCACAAGCTGCGATTCAAATGGCTTCGGCAGATTATGATGATGCAATCAGATATGCTACAGGCAAAGACGGCACATTTAGTTTAAGTAGATTTACTCAACGCAGAAATCAGTTGCTAAGACAAGTTCAACAATATGGATCTTTGATGGGAATTTCTGGAAATCCAATATCGCAATTTACCCCAGGTGGTAAAGGCGCAAAAAGAGCTGCGGGATTTGGTAGATTTGATTCTGGCATTAAAACAATATATAGCCTACTTATGGGTTCAAATAAATTTGATCCAGAGTCTAAAAAATATTTAAAGGGGTTAGGTTTACTTAATCCAACTGGAATAAGATCTACAGCACGTGCTCATTTTCAAAGATTTCAAACTCAAGATGTACAGGGACAAGAGTATTTGTATCAAGCGTCACCAATTCCAGCCCCAGTAAATTCTTTCCTGGCAACTAGTGAAAGTAAAAGACTTGGGAAAGATCTACTTCCTCCAGTAGCAGAAGGACGTGGCGGCGCTAAAGGATTCTTTCAAAGAATATTACAAAATGCAGCTTCTCGTGGTGGATATAACAGGGCACAAGTTCCTGCAGCTTCTGATGTATTAGCGCCATCAAAAAAAGCAACTCCACTTCAAAGAATGTTGCAAGCAGCTTTATCTTCAGCTCTTACAAGAAGACCAATTCCAGTGATGAGAAATTCTGGCGGTATGATTCCAGGATATAACATGGGCGGGTTAGTTCCTTCTGCAAACGGACAAAAGTATAATCGTGGAGGAAGAGTTCCAGGTGTTCAGTATATGCAACGAGGCGGTTTCTTAAAAGGCATGCTCGGAGGCGCAGCAATTGGTATGGGCGGACAAATGCTAGGAAACAGCATTGGCGGAGGACTTGGAACTGCTATATCATACGGCTCTTCTATTTTGGGATCTATGATAGGATTTGGCGGAATTGGAAGTAGGGGAGATGAAAAGGGTTCTGGATTTATTGGCAAGCAAATGCAAAAACTTGATCCAAATTTAACTAAGCCAATTGGACCATTAAATAGTTTATCTACGGCCAGCAAAGGCCTTGCAGGAAATCTTGGCGGAATTGCTAAAATTTTTGGTCCTGTATTAAGAGGATTTTCAACACTACTAAAACTTACTAGTCCTTTAGGAATAGCAATTACTGGAGTAACTGCCGCTATTGGATTTTTTGTAAAAGCTCAAAAAGAGAAGGCTGCTGCACTAGAAATAGGAAGACAAGCATTCGGTATGGATGCAGAAGCTGCAAAAAAAGCTGGATTTACATACACAGACTATAATGCTAAAATTAAAGAAGCAATTTCAAACGCTCAAGCTTTAAAAGAAAGAAATGTTATGATTTACGAAAGCATGACAAAAGCTAACGTTCCAATAAATTTAACAATTGAGCAATATAAAAAACTTAAAGAACAAGTAAAAGAAACTATGGGAAGCTACATTCAATTGTTTGATCAAACAAATAGAAAAGATGTTGGCAACGTTGCCGTTCAGCTAAAGGCGCAGTTTATGGCCGCTGGAGATACAGCAGAAGTTGCTACTGCAAAAATATTTACAATGATTAAAGAATCTAAAAATGCTAGTGCGGCTGCTCAAGCAATTAGCGCTAGCGCCTTCCAAAGCATTCAAAACATAGAGCAAGCTTCTGCTCAAACAGTAAAAACATATGAAGCAGCAACGAAAACTGGAGATGCTGAATCTCAAGCAAAAGCTTTACACACAGTGTTTATGGCAATGGATGCCAGTATTGCTTCAGTTGTTGAAGAGCAAAAAAAGCTAGGCGGAACGGGAGAAGAGGCTGCAGAAAGAGTAGCTGGCGCAATAAAATCTAAGGTTGCAGAAATAAATAGGCTATTTGGAACACAGGCAACTTTAACTGAAGATGTTATTTCTGAAATTGGAAAAGCCAACCCGTTACTGGCTGAAATGTTAAATGATACAGATACTTTAAATAGTGCATGGGCTAAATATAGACTAACTCTTAGCGGAGTTACAATGAATTTTCAGTTTATGAGTGGAGAGGCAGCAATTGCTGCAAATGAATTAAATGAAATTGTAAAGGCTCAAGTTCAACTTAATCCAGCAGTAAAATCAGCAAACGCAGAATACGGAAAAATGACAGCCAGGATTAAAGATCTTGAAAAAGCACAAAAAGGTCAATCCGTTAAAGCTCAATATAATGCTAAAGAAGAATCTAAAAGGCTACAAGAGCAAATTGCAGATATTAAAAAAGCTGCTCAAGAAAAAATTGAAGGAATCCGTAAAGCAACTGAGGCAGAAAATACTCAGCTAGAAATTCAAAAAGCTCAATTAAGAGCCCAGCAAGCGCTTATCCAAGGCAACATGACTGCATATGCTGAAGAGCAGATGACTATTGAGCAGTTGATGAATGAGGCTAATCGTAAAGACGCAGAAGAAGCAATTATAGCTAAAGCAGAAATTGATATTAAGCCTCTTCAAGACGCACTAGATGCCATAGCAAATAAGCAAGAAGCGGTTGCAAAAAAAGCAGCCCTTGCAGGAGACAGCTTGGCAGCAATGAGAACTAAAGCAGATGATTACAATTCTAACTTAACTCAATATACAACTAACTTAACTAACTTAATGACAAAGCTTCAAATAGAAGGAGATAAGTTTAAATTAACTAAAGAGTTTACTACCACTATGACGGCACTTGAAACATTGGGCAAAAACCTAGGAATAAAAACTACTCCACAACAGGTTTTAGATCAAATTGGTGCAGCTCTTTCTAAAAATCAAATTGTAGCAAATCAGGTTAATATATTAACAGGCAAAATTAGAGACGGAAGCATAACTGGCGCAGGAACATTTTCAAGTCCTTATAGTTTAGGTCAACAAGGAATTGGAACTAAGGGTGAAATTCAAGGAGCATCACTAAAAAATTATGGAAACGTTCTAAAAGATTTTGGTGAAACTGGCATTGGGCAAAAGCTTAAGAATTTTGCATACAAACAAGGTTTAGTAATGGGAGATTACTTTTCAGCAGAAGACGACAAAGGGCTTGTATCCGTATTTAAGGTAACAGATGAAGATGGAAATATTAAAAGAGTAAAAAATCCTTACGAAAAGAAATCCCTTGGAGGACAATTTGCGGCAGGAGATAATCTATTAATAAATGATAGAAAGAATGCTTTAGGAACCCAAATAGAGGGTATTGCAATATCTCCTAATTTCTCTGGAACAGTATATCCAAATGCGGCTACAATGCCTACATATAATATTCCTACTGGTCAAAAAGGTTATGGAGTAAATATATCAAATAGCCCAAGTAGCAATAATGTGTATGATATAAATATTGTTCTAAATGGAACTAATGTTACGGCAGAAGATGTTATAATTCAGATGAAGAGAGAAATGGCATTGGTTAACGCAAAAGAAGGAATAAATAGAAGGGTCTAATTATGACAACATACTTACCTAGAGGTTCCGTTTTAAATATAGAGGCAAAAGATCTTCTTGCCACCCCAGAAGGAACTACAAAAATTTGGAATAAAATTACTGAGCATAACCGTTCAGACATTAGTATATCTGTAGAAAGAATTGAAAAGGCTGTAAGAACATCTAACGGAACGTTGAGAAAAAACCACATAGCAGACAAGAGAAGGTTTTCAATGTCTTGGACAATGCTTCCTTCATATCGATCATTAACTGTTGACGGAGGCTGGGGAGCAGAAGACCTAAGATCTTTCTATCTAAGCGATGACGGCAAAAAAGAATTTAATGTAAGAATTAACTTGGCAAAAGGCGGAACAGACACATCTTCATCTGGTGCAACATATACGCCAACTATGGCAAAAACATCGTCAGAATTATATACGGTGGTATTTGGAGGCTGTAATTTTTCAGTTGTAAAACGTGGTCTACAGCCACACTGGAATGTTTCGATTGAACTGGAAGAGGTATAATGATTTCGTATCCAGCTGTTGAAACTTTATTAGAAGAATATACTACAATACAAACTAATGTGGGTTGCACTATTGAATACAATATGAATTCAATGGTTGACAATATTACTGTTGTAGGAACAGATTATGTTAGATCTTCAGATAATGCTAAACCTTACAAAAAATTATTTCCAGCATCTTCTGTTATTAAATCATTTAGGCCAGTAGGAGCTGGAGTTAAGTATGCTGTATTTGGAGATGTAGGCGAGCACACTTGGAAAAATCCTAAGAATATAGATTACCCATTAAATTTTAGAACCTATTATCCTGGTATAGATACGTATTACAAATACTGGCTATCTCAAAAAAGCGTAGGGGCAAACATAACAATTACATACCCTCAAGCAGTTTTAACTAATAAGATTGTTGTCAGGTTTGAAATATCTCACTCTATACCAGCCACATGGACTGTATATAAAGAAGGAGACGCAGTTCTTGCAACAGGCACAAGTTCTGCCATAAAGCCTTTTACAACCAGCGGAACAAAAAATTATGACTCTGGAACATTGACTCTTTATTATAATGGAACATCATGGGCAACAACTGAACCTTCAACAATATCAGCTCCTATATCAATAACATCTTTAAAGCTAACAACGGGAGCAGTAAGTGGTGCACATATTGGAGTTATTGAATTATCTCCTAGATGGATAACAGACTTAACAGAACATATCGTAGATTTCTCTATATCAAAAGAATCTTCTACAAGCGCTGACGATATTTTGCCAGTAGGCAAGGTTTCAGCAAATTCAATTTCTATGGGATTAGTTTCATACGAAGCAACTAGAAAAATTATTACATATGAAAAGGGAACGGCGTTTGATGCTACTAAGCTATATATGTATAAATCAGCAGAATTAAAACCTTACATTAAAGTATATTACTCAGGAGCTCCGTATACAGATTCAAAAGGATTACATGAAAGAGTAAAGCAAGGAACATTTTATATTGATAACTGGAACACATCAGAGTTTGGAGACATATCTTTAGATGCACTAGATGGAGCAAAGTATTTACAGGATATAATTTGTCCTGGAATGGTTTGTAAAGATACAAGTGTTGCAGGAATTATTAGAAGACTTTTAGACAATGTTGGATTTACTAATTATAACTTAAACTATAGAACAGAAATTGAAAATGGAAAAACAGTTATAAAAGATGACTCAATTTTAAACCCAATTTATTGGTGGACAGATGACGGCGAAACCGTATGGAATGCTATTCAAGAGCTGTGCAGAGATTCTCAAATGGTTGCCACATTTGATGAAAATAACATATTGCAATTTTACACAAGAGACTATTTGTTTAAGCAGACAACCACACACTGGAATTTTAACTATGCAAAAAATGGTAACATATTGCCAGACATTATGTCTTTTCAAAAAAGAGATCTGCCAGCAGTAAATCAAGTAAAAATTTTGTGGAATCCAGTAACATCTAGCCAACTAATTGGAGATGGTCAACCAATATGGAAATCTGGAACATCATACCTAGGAGCATATTCTTTAGTTCAAGATATTCCAGCTAGCACAAGCGGCGGAGGTGCTAATACAGAAATTACATTATTCCCAATAACAGTACAAGATGTTAAACAGATTGTATACAACTTTTCTGGATACCTAGTTATAGATTCTGAAATTATAGAATATGACGCAATAGAGTATCAATACTTAGACACTCAAAATACATTAAAAAAATTATGGATTACTCAAGTTTCTGATCTACAAAAAATAGCAAATGATTTATATGCTTCAGCATCTGCTGATAAAATAATTGCACAAACTGGAAAGGTTAGAGTAAAAACCAGAGGAGCATTTGGAACTAGTGCGGTTGCTCATGCAAAAACTGGATCAATAACTGGCTGGAGCGGATTTGAGAATACTCTTAGAGCTAGTGGTGAAAATTTACAAGGCACAAGCACACCTTCAAGTGTTACTAATAATACAGCATCACTTCCTTCGTTAGACAAAATGCCACCTGAATCAGAATCTAAAGATCCAGATGTTGGAACTAAATTAATTCAAAAGTCTTTATTGCAAATAACTGCACTGGGTTCAACAAGCCAACAAAGCAAGCAGTACTCTGTTGCAGTAAAAAACATGGGAATAAATACTTCAGGAAGCTATTATAATTTTGGAACGGGTTTATTTTTTAAAGGATCACAAAATAATACAAGAGGGTCTGGTGGTATAGCATTCTTTACAAGTGCAAACGGATTAGATGGATATTATATTAAACTAGAGACAACAAGCAATCAACCAGAAAGTGGATCTGATAAACCACTATCAATATTTAAAGTAAAAAATGGAGTAATAACTAATTTACAGGATAGTCAAACAGATAAAACCAAGACTTTGGCATATCTAGCACAAGGGGTATCCTATAAAGTTGATGTTCGTGTGCAGGTCAAAGAGTCCGCTGTTGTGATAGATGCCCGTATAAATAACTTTAAAGTAACAGCAGTTGATTCAGTAAACGCACTTTCTAAAACAAGCAACATTGCTGTTTTTTCAAACTCTAATTCTACATTCTTTGACTACGTACACGCTATTCCCCTTAACGAAAAACAATATTCAGAAGGAATAATATCAGATCAATATTCTGGAAGATTTGGATCTACTACTTTAGACTTTTTATACGGTGAAAAATTATCAAGTGGATCTGATAATAGCGCTATACCTAGCGGCATATTAGACGAGTTTGGAACAGTTGCAAGAGAACTTTTAAAAGTAAATATTAAATATGACTCAAGGCCTGCCTTCCCTATAATAACCAGTCTTGGACTAAATCAATTTGTAGAGTTAATTGGATACAGGCTTACGTCATTTGGCGCAGAGGTTTATGTTTTAAATAATGCTGGAACATTCGTGCCCTTAGACGATTCCAGGTTTGCCTCATTTAGCGTTATTGGAAATACAATAGTTCAGTCTGGCCAAAATGAATATTTAGATAAAACAATAAATGAATTTACCGTTCCAGAGCAGGTGACCTTTGAATCAATATGGATTCAAAGAGAAGAAGACGCAAAAAGCCTTTCTAAATTTATTAAAGATCAATGGTCAAAAAAACAGTCTGTTTGCGAACTAGAAGTATTTTCAAATCCCTTAATTTCCGTAGGAGACATTGTTACAATTAATTATCCTGCTAATGGTCTAAACGGCACACAAAAGTTTATGGTTTCTGGTGTTAATAATTCATTTGATGGGGGGCTAACTACCAAGATAACGACTAGATCTATTTATAGTCTATAAATGGTATAATAAAAAAATGGGAACTCAAGATAAAAGCAAGCCCTCGATAAGTAGCCAACCACACGCTGCCGCTATTGTTACAGTAGATGGCTCGGAGCTTGATTTTTTTACTAACACTAATTATCTAGCAAAAGAGCTGCCTCAGTTTGCAGCAGCAAGAAACTCTGGTGGCCTTGGAAGCGACGACATAGATGACAATTTGTCCGAAGAAGAAGAGATCGAAGAAGAAGAAGAGACCGAAGAAGAGGAAGAAGAGGAAAACGATGGTCGACCAAGCCTCTCAGATATTGAAGTAGTTTCAAACAAAGTAGTTTTTGACGCAGCAAATAATCCTACAGCAACAGTAATTTTTAAAGTTAAAAACAGCAGTGGAGTAGAATTAAAAGCAATAAACGTAAGAGTGGAGAAAAAATGATAACAAAATTTGGTAAAAGATTTTTAACAAGCTACCTTTCTGGTGGCAGATCGTTTTCATCTAAAGAATTAGCTTTTGGAATTGGCTCTACTACTCCCAATGTTAAAGGTAACGATACTAGACTTAATTTTGAATTTTATAGGGTGCCAGTAGAGCTGTCAAGTTTTAATGTTGTACAAAACGGCGTTGATGGCGATGGAGATCCAGTATATAATTATTCTGTTACTTATAAATCAACAATACCGCAAGATGTGTCTGGAGTAATTTCTGAAATAGGACTATATCCAGCAGAAAGACAATCATTTAATAACTTTGATAGTAAATTTATTACATCTTTTACAAATGAGTTTAATTGGTTTGATGGCTCTACTAACCCCACTTCTCAATCTAATACACAAGATTCTAATGGAGCGTATACATTTTTATCAAAGGTTAGTGATAGTATGGTAAGAGTAGATGTTGCTTCTGGACAAACAAAAGAATACATAAATTCTTTAATATCTGACGATATATCTGGATACAGTATAAATGACACAATTGCTATTGCTTATAAGAAAGCAGATAATAATGTATCTAAGATTAGAGTAAAGTTTTATAGTTCTGAGCTGGCATATTATTACGTAGATTTTACTCCAGAGTCTGGAACAGGGGATAAAATACAAGAGCTATCTCTTAACAATCTTTTTTCAAATTATACTGCTTCTCCAAATTTACCAGACCCATCTTCAATTATAAAAATTGGTATAGCAACAACTGCAACTGGCGGCGCCACAACAGTTTACTTTGATGCTATTAGAATAAATGACGAGGATACTTTTGACCCAGGATATGGATTAATTAGCAGATCTGTTTTGTCAACACCATTAATTAAGAAACCTGGTAGACCAGTAGATATAGAATATAAGTTACAGTTGGATTTTTAAATGGTATATAGAGGAATATTAATTGATGGTGGCGGGGGAACATCTGACTATCCAAACGATTTAAATAAAAACAATCAGGTAAAAACTGATCAAGATTACTTTACAATTCCTGTTGTTAATTTAAAAATTAATCAGACATATTCTTTTAATTTTCAATGGGCTTACCCAGACGGCAGACTAAGTCCTTGGTCAGATGGGCTATCTTTAACAACCGCTAATCTTCCTAGTTTAGTGCCCCCTAAATTTTTAAATACAGATTTAAGTTATTTTAACGGTCAATTAATTATTACGTGGAATGGATTAGATGCTAACGGTAATCCTTACACAAAAGCCTTTGACAGAATAAATGTATATATAAAAGATGAAACGTTAATAGGTTCTCCATATAGGTTAGTTGGGTTTTTAAAATCTGCAGGAACTATTCGTGTAGCGGTTCCCCCTAGAGCCCATAGCGTAAAGTTAACTGTTGTATCAGTAGATGGAACTGAATCTCTTTTTAGCGAAGCGCAATTTGAAACCCCAAAGCTTGTTCCAAACACTCTTCCTACAGCACTAGGAGCACAGTGGATAGGCTCAGATTTTAAATTAACCTGGACTCATGATCCAGCCGAAGAATTTTTTAGCTACTATAGAATATCATTAACTTCAACAAGTGGCAATACTACAAAAGTAATAGAAGTTGTTCCAACATCAGGAGTATCTAATCAATCATATGTTCTTAGCTTATCTCAAAATAAAGCAATGTTTGGTTTAGTTCAAAGAAATATATCAGCCACAATAAAAATTGTAAATATATATGGCAACGAAGGGTCTCCAGTATCTTTTCCAACAGCAATTTATGCATCTTCTCTTCCAGCCGCAGTAATTACTGCTTCTCCAATAAGCAATGGGTATAGTGTTTTTTATACAATTCCAGCTAATGCAAATTTTTCTAAAATAGAAATACAGGAAGTTGAGTCATCTGCAACAACAGCACCAACTACTGGATTTTCAACTGTATTTACTGGATCAAGTAATCCAGCAGTTGTAATTGTTCCAAATACAAACAAGCGGTGGGTTCGTGCTAGGTTTATGGATGACACAGAGGCATTCGGATCCTATGGAGACGCAGTCCAAGTTGAGCCAACAAATCCAGTTGTTGTAGATAATACTGGCCCAGACAACGTTGCGTCAGTATCAGCAGTAAGTGGAATTGATACAAGCGGATATTTAGGTTTTAATGCTTACGCAGATATATCTTGGCCAGCTGTTACAGGTGGCGGATTACGTGGATATAGAATTAGATTTAGCAATGATAATAATACAACATTTTCTTATGTAGATTCTCCAGGATCTGGCACTACATATAGGCTCGGCGGTCTTGCGATAGGCGCAGCTTACAAGATTGCAGTTGCTACATACGATGAATATAACAATACATCTTCCGCATATGTTGCTGGCCCAGATGTTTTAGTTACTGGAACTCCAGCAGTTACTAATTATATTACTGGAGGACCGTTCCAATTTGGAGTAGGAGTCGGTGCTCCAATAACAACTACACAATTTACTGTAACAAATAATGGAACAGGCTCATATTCAATAAATGGCACACCATCACTAACATTAACTTTGTCTCGTGGGGTTACCTATACATTTAATATTAATGCCCCAGGTCATCCCTTTTATATTCAAACAACAGGAAACGGATACAACGCTTTAAACGTATTTTCTAGCGGAGTTTCTTTGACTTCTGGCACAAGATCTTCGGGGGTAATTACATTTCAAGTTCCTCAAAATGCACCAGATACACTTTACTATCAGTGCGAATTTCATCCAGCAATGTATGGTCAAATAAACATAATTAACTCAACTACTGGGAATAAGGGTCTATACTTTGACGATAGTAACTATTGGTATTTAAATGCATCTAATAGCGCAAGGCTTAAGGTTGGAGGATCAAACAGCAACTATCTATATTGGGACGGAGCTACGTTTGCTATAGATGGAAACATTACAGCAAGACAAGGAACATTTAGCGGTAATGTAAGTATTGCATCTGGAGGTTCTTTATATTCAGGAACTCTTACCACCCAAGGGGCGCTTAGCGGTTCTGGATATATATTAAACAATTTAGGGCTTACTTTTAACTCATCAACAACAAATGGTATAACAACAATAGATGCATCAACAGGATTATTTACAACATCCAGCGCTAATATTGGTGGATGGAATGTTAATTCTTCATCTGTTAGTAAAACTTCTAATCAAGGAACAATAACCTTAGACTCTTCTAATGCTCAAATAAGAGCTTCAAGTGCTAGTTACACTGCAGGAATTGCCGCTCCAGATTTAAATAACGAAGCGGATATTGTTATTTGGGCAGGCGGTCCTAGAAGTACTTCTTCTAATTTTTATGTAACAGCAAACGGAACAGTTGTAATGAAATCAGCTGTTATTACTGGATATGCTTCTGAAGGCTCAATAGCTGGGCTTGCAAAAACAGATATGAGTAACGTAACCGTTATTGATGGCGCAAAAATAACTACGGGACAAATAAAATCTGCTAACCATACAGTTGGAAACGTTTCTCAGCTTCCATTTTCTGGCTCAGGAACATTAATTGATTTAGCTAATGGATCTATTATTACTCCTCAATTTTATATTGGATCTGACGGAACAGCTCAATTTAGAGGAACTTTATATGCTGGAATATCAATATCTTCTCCAAGCATAACTAGCGGAACTATTGGTGGAGCAACAATTACTGTTTCTGATTCATTTACTTCAAGTGGTTTAACAGTAGCAAGTGATTCTGGATTAGGAGATGACGATTCTACTTCTGGAGGAACTCAAACAACTGTTGGAAATACAACATTTACCCCAACCCTTACCTTAGCTAATGGAAAAATTTCTTCAACTAGCATACTAAAATTAGAAGGCCAAAGTTATACAGAGATACTTTCTGGAGGAACACAGTCTGCAATATTTGATTCAACCAAATCTTCTTTAATATTTTCTACTGGACTATATTTAGGAAATCCAAATACATCTTCAAGTTCTGAGATACAAAACCATTCTACTCCTTACGTTACAGTAGACGCAAGAATGCGTTTAAGAAGAGGTGCTCCATTAACATACCCTAGCGGAAGTACTGGAGCATACGTTAGAAACATTTATATTAAAAACACAACAAATAACCCATCTCCTACAACAGGTCATGTCGGCGATATCATGATTACGTATTAGGAAATAAATGGGAATTTTTTCTAAAGTAGCTAGCACTGGTTCTTCGACAGACTGGAGAACTACAAAAAAAGTATGGGCTAAAATAAACTCTGGATGGGTAGCAGCTACGGGTGTTTTTGCAAAAACAATAAGTGGCTGGGTAAAAATGTGGCCAGGAAATGCTCCATCCGTTAGAGCGTCAGACCCAATAAACATAAGACTTGGCGGATATAACGGAACTGTAGCAACTAGCCCACAATTGTTTGCAAGTACGGATGCTGGAACATCTGGAACATTTTTAAAATTGTGGGGAAACGACGGATCTTTTGATGGAGTAACTCCAATTACTATTTCTAATAGAAGAATGTTATGTTCAGATAACATTGATGGTCAGGTAGAAAGATTTACTTTAACTGGAAATGATACGATAGATTTTGCAACGGTAAGTCAAGCCACCAGAGATCTTGCCGAAGGATATTATATTTTTTATCAGTTACGTGCTACAAACGTAGACGGTGTGTTAGAAGCTTACTCTCCACCAATTAAAGTTATTAAAAGAAAACCAGCCCTGCTAAGCTATACAGTTTTTTCTGAAACAGGTGGGGTCCTACAAGGACAAAGCGGATTTGGTTCGCTTGATGTTATTGAAATTAATGCTCAAATAAGATGGGGCTGGTGGATAAAGCCAGGAGGGTATTTAGGAGGAACTCCACTACTAAGATGGTGGAAAAATACCAGTAAATCTCCTGGGGGTACATTATTAAAATCAATTAATATTGAAACTGGGTACGATTATGTTTCTCAATCAGTTGACCCTAATTATACTTCTGATACAAATACTTCAAACGTTTTAACAATATATAATAATTATGGTGTAGGCCTTACCCCGCTTCAAGCGGGGGAATATATTGTTGCTGAACTTTATTTAGAAAATTCTTATACAGCACATTATGCTTCCCCAGTTAGCTATTGGGGTTCTACTGGGTCGGCCCCTAGCTTAACAAGCGTAAGTTTAAGAACCTACGATGGTCAAGTAGACACCGTAATGGACAATCAGTCTGATCCCAGAATTGTATCTCAAGCTTATTTTGAAATAGTTGCTCAGGTAGCGGACTATGAATCTGGCACAACTTTTAATTTTGAGCCAAGAATTTACAAAGCTGACACAGGGGTTTATTTAAATTACGATAGCGGTGCTACAGCATCAAATGGATTTCCTGTAGACGTTTCTCCGTATTCTGTATCACAATCTGGAACAACCGCTACTGTTATATGGAGAACTTATATAAATTCAAACTTTTTAACTGGATCTCCAACATACGGAGGCGGCCAAGCAAAATATTGGTTTGAGTTTAGATTAAGTGCTACAAAGCCTGGTGGATCTCCATCTTATTATACGGGATCAGTATTTTCTAATCATGGCAATTCTACTCTAATTCCAACATATTTGTATGGATCTAGCGGAGGTGCAATATATATTCATTCACATACGCAAAGCGTATTGTCTGCTAATAATTATAATCCTGGCAATGCCCCACAAACGGTAAGATTTTCAATTACTGGAGACTCATATCCTTCAGGATACGCCTCTTATCCAAGATCATATGGAATAGATTTTGGTGATGGAGTAATAGAAAACATTGAATGGCCTACTGGAACAAACAATCCTTCCTATACAACTTGGGATCATACTTATACAACAAATGGAACATATACTGCAAGACTAAT